ATCCCATATGCTTTTAAAAATATTTTTGTCTTCTTGTGCCAGTAGTAATAGATAAACCTCGTTCTTGGATTAGTAGTTGTTTGTGTTACGCCACGTTCATATTGTGGTAGTTGGCTGTATCGTTTTGTAAAAGGATCGTCTGTTAAAAAGTCCTCAAATGTTGTAGGTGCTCGACCTGCGGTCAAAGCCTCTCCTACTTTCCCTAAGTAATCTCCATATACATCTCCATATGCACGTTGTACATATCTGCTTTTTCTTGGGCTTTTAGCACCAAATCTTTGTGCAGCTTCAGAACCAAGATATGCAGCTTGTGGCATTTGAGACAAAGCCATTCTGCCTATAGCTGGAGATAATGATCCCCACTGGTCTCCTGATAAATAATTTGCAAATGAACCGTTAGCCATAGTTATCTCCTTTAAAGCTCCCACCATTTTTTCTTTGTCTTTGTTGTTTTAGCACCATTAGTTTTTACTGGTGCTGTAAATCCAGCAAAAGGAGTAGTTGTTGCTGCAGCCCTAGCTGCGTTACGAACTGCATTCCCAGTACCTAATTGTCCTCCCCCAAACATTTCTAAAAGTTGTTGTTCAGTGGCCATTCTTTCACCAATACTTTGAGGCAAAGGGGCATTAGAATAACGAGTGGCAGGTTGTACACCTACCGATAAACCACGAGGCATCATTTGCCCTTCATCCCAAGTATCGTCATCGTATTGCATTTGCTTTGCGGAACTCCAGTCAGCATAGTTGTTAGCTATGGTAGGTATATTGGCCAAGTTTGTATTATATTGTGCTATTTCAGCAGCTATTTGTTCAGCAGGTTTAGTTGCAGGAGCCACTATTGGATTAGCTGCTGCTGCAGCTGCTGCTGCCTGTGCAGCTTGTTGCTGTGCAGCCTGTTGTGCAGCTGCTGCGGCTGCTTGCTGTGCAGCCTGTTGTGCAGCTGCTGCGGCTGCTTGTTGGGCTGCCTGTTGTGCAGCTTGCTGAGCTGCAGCTTGTTGAGCTGCATTGGTAGTTGCTGTAGTTTCAGCACTAGTAGCCGGAGCTGTAGTTGTTGTTGCAGGTGCTACAGTTGCAGTAGTTTGTGCAGGTGTAGTACTAGCTTGTTGTGTTGTTGTTTGTGCAGCTGCTCTAGCAGCTTCATTAGCTTTTTCCATTTGTTTTAATATTTCATTTCCTGTTGAATCATCAGTCATTAGTCCTGATGCAGCTCCTGCCGCACTACCCAAAGGTACGTTTGGCATTTGTGGAGTAGGTGCTACAGGTGCCATAGGTGCTGTCGGTGCAACCTGACCAGTCATATTATTAACAACTGGCGGAGCCATTGTTCCAGCTCCTGTTTGTTGTAAGTAATAATTTAAGAAGTTTCCTGCATCTCCCCCTAAAGGATTTTGTGATTGATAAACGGTTTGTAAATCCGCAATACCACTTCGTATTGCATCTCCAAAAACTCCGCCATAAAAACCACCACCACCTCTTTGTGTTGCTAAAGTTTGGGCTAATGCTTGTCTGTTTAAAGCATTAGAATAATAACCTTGTAATGCTAAACGCCTGTTTAATTCTTGCCTTTCTATTCCTTGGCCAATAGATGCTGCACCTAATTCTTCTGGCGACATTCCTCCATACATAGCAGCTTCTTGAGCTAAACTTTGTAAATCTTGTGGAGTTAATCTTTGGCTTTGCAATACTTCTTCAAAACTTCTTGGGTCTCCGGCTCCTCCATATCGTGTGTCCATACCCCCTGCTGTTAAATAATATTGTTGCAATAAAGGGTCTCTACTACTGTATAAAGCCCCACGCAAAGGACTTCCGGGAGCTGTTGTTCTTGTAAGATATTGTTGAAATTGTTGTTCTGGAGTAAAGTATGTTAATAATGATGGGTCAAAATTAGGTGAGTAATCACCAAAGGCTCCCATAGAAGCTCCAGTGCCAGCAGTAGTTCCTGTTCCCATTTGTCCTGTTCCCATTTGTCCAGTACCTGTACCTGTTTGTCCAGTTATTTGTCCAGTTTGCCCAGCTGTTTGTCCAGTGGCATCAGCTATTGTTTGTTGTCTAGGTTCTCCTGTTACTGGGTCTATAACAATATTTATGCCAGCAGCTTCACTTCCTGCTAAATTCACATTGTCTCTACTAAAAGTATCACCATACCCCCAGTTTTCTATAAATTCGTCTGAGGCTTGAGCTGCTCTTGCAATGTCTCCAGCTGCTCCTAATTGCCCTGCTCCAAGTGATTCTAAAAGCTGTTGTTCAGTTAAAGGAAGTGCTGCTTCTCCTGCAGCTCCGCCCAAAGAACCAATTCCTGTTGCACGACCTTGAAGTTGTCGCATCATAGGAGGTAATGGGTCGTAGTCATCTCTTAATTCTTGTGTCCAGCTTGGAACTCCTGTCCCATCTATACCTCTTCCAGTCCTAGAACCAATTCCAGCTGCTCTTTCTCTAGCCCTAACCATTTCAGCTACTTCACTTTGGTCTTCACCCAGCCTAGATAATCTGTTTTCAGCAAAAACTCGATTATGTGTGTTTTTTAATGCTTGTCTTTGTGTTTCGGTTAACCGTTCTCCTCCAATTTCAGCTGGGGGCTCATATCCGGGTTGTCCGGGTTGCGGAGCATTTTCCGCATTTAATATATTAACTAATCTACTTGGTATAATACCTTGTTCAGCCCTAGTGCCTCCAAGCCCAAGATCACCAAAACTTCCACCTCGAAATTGTTGTTGCATTGGATTCATTCCTTGAGTAGTTGCAGGGTCTCCTAATGTTGGGTCATCGCCAAACCAAATATATTCCCCTCTTCTTCCTCTTCTTTCTTCTCGTTCTGCTAATTCTTGTTGATCCCTATAACGCTGATCTGCGTCTGTTATTCTTTCATATTGGTCAAGAAAAACATCATCTCCTGTGTCCAATTCTCCACTTACAAGTTGCCCAGTAGATGTTCCAAGATTACTTCTTTCTAATCCAGTAAACGAACTATCAGCAACCTCAAAGGCAGATTGCAAAACACCTTCGGAATCTCCTGTTACACCATCTATCCAGCCTCTTGTGCCTTCTAAACTTAATTGTCCTGAACTGTATGAATCAGGATTACTAATAAATTGTTGAACAGCTTGCTGTCCTTCTGTAGCATACAGTTCTTCTAACATTTCAGAAGTGTTAATGTTTTGTAAATCTCGTTCTAATTCTGAAATATTTGCAGATGTCTCTGGCAAAATTCCACTAGGCGTGTTAATTTGTATTCTTGCTGCTTCGACATAATTATTAAGTAATGATTGTTTTTTATATTTGTCTGCTGATTCATCTGCAATAGTTCCAATAAAATCTGCAAATGCAACATCATCTATTCCTATGTCTGGAGCAAGAGATATGTTTCTAAAAAGATCGGTTTCAACTGGCAATCCGGGTACATCAAATGAATCAGAAGGAACTGTTTTATACCCAATGGCTTGCCCTGCGTTTTGCAAAACATTAATAGCTGTTTGCAAATTATCCATATCTAATCCAGCACCTTTAGCTCTTTCCACAACAGTGCTATATGCTTTTCCAAATACAGGGTTATCGTACAAAGCGTCAGCATCGCCGAGTAATTCTAATTCATCATTTAAGCTAATGCCGCTACTTATGCCAATATATTCTTCAGCTATTCCTTCAATTTCATCTACAGTAAGTCCGGGGCCATATGGTGTTAACATTCCTTCTGTAGCAGCCAATGCTTCAGGATTCATAGACCCTGCCATTTGTATTTGAAAAGCTGCTGTTTCTATAGGATTTTCAAATTCACCTAAATCCATTACATCATAGAAAGAACGAGGGACTAATGTGCCATCTTCTGCCATAAGCATATCATCGTATTCTCCAAAATTATACTGAGATATTGGATTAGTAACATCTGAAAAAGCAGCCGGTATAGAATTTATGTTATTTGAGTTTAATAAATTTCTATCTTGGTATCTATTAACCATTTAAACGCCCCCTTGTGCACCGGGTCTCGGTGTTCCGGGCGGAACATTTGGCCCTGCTTGTGGTGTAGGTGCGGGAGGTGGAACGCCCATCATTGCATTAGGCATGACTCGTGGGTCAGTAGTCGGAGGGCCACTAGCTCCTTCTGGAGGTAGTGGTTCTTGTGGTGCAGCCATTTGTTGCTCTTGCATCATTTGTTGCTGAGCGGCTTGTTGTTGCATCATTTGAGCAGCCTGCCTTTTTTGCATTAATACGTTCGATAATTCTCCCACATAAAAATTAACTAAGTCTTCTCTGCCTTGTCGCTCTGCTGCACGGAGCAATGTCCATAGTGCGGCCTCTGGCAACATTCTTTCAGCCATCTGTTCCTTGATGGAGTCATCCATCTGATCTGCATCCTGTATGGCTAAGATTCTATCTCTAATTGCTCGATCTGACAAGAGCGGCGTTGGGCCTTCCCTTGCGATCTGTGCCATTGAGTACCTAGTCATGTCATCTTGTGGGAGTTGTCCGACAAGATTTACGACTGGTGAACCAGTGCCTTTAAGCATTTCTGGTTCTATAGTTTCTGTAAAATACATTCTGTTTCTATCCATGCCTGAAAGTTCTAATGATTGGAACGATCCTGCTGCATACTGGTCGGATATTAAATTAAATATCATTTCGTATGCTTTTTCTACACCTCTCAGGTATTTGCTGACTACGGTTTCGACACCTTGTCGTAAGGTATTAATAGCAAATCCTGATAGCTGAAATTGTACATCTCCATATACAGAATAAGGTATACCACCACGTTGCATTTCTCCAGTAACTAAAGACATAAAGGCTCCAGTTTCCTTTGCAATTTCTAGCAATCCTAGTGGTTCAACATTTTCATTTTGAGATAATGCAATTTCTGAACCTTCCAAGTACGGGTCTTCATCAAGGGTTTTAGAACCATCACGAGACCTAACGATTAATCCTTGCCGTCTTGATCTGGCTGTTAGTTCTAACATTGTTGACATCATAAGATTATGTTTGTCATACAATTCTCTTGTAGCGGTAAAAAGGCCTTCCCCTACATCGGCTATAGTATCATCCATATTGGTGTGAGTCATGGCTACGATGTAAGGGTTAGAACCTATCGGGCCTAAAAATACTGGAACCTGATTGGCTCCATGTTTTGTTTGTTTCTTTACTACTCTGATGTTTGCATTTTCTGCGTCTCCAGAGTGGATAATAATAGTGTTCATTTCTTTGTCGTAGAAATCATAAACATCAATACCTTCAGCACTATAGTTTCCAGCAAAGTCTATCTCTATACCATACTGTGCGAGTATCTGATCTCTGGTCTTTGGTACTTTATGGCAAGCCCATTCAAGTCCATCAGCTCCAACACTCCAGTATGTGTGCATTGGATCAAATGGTGTTATATCTACATAGGTACTTCCGTCTTTATGTTTTGCTAACAATGCTCTCCCAGCATACCAACCACGCAGTGAAGCGTACCATCCGAGCTGATCTCGGATAGATGGCATCATCATTCGGCATAACCGTTCATCGGCTGCCTTTAAAACACCAATCATAAATCGTTCTTTTATATCATTCTTTTCACGTAATTCTGGATCAGCTTGGTCGTGTGGTATTCTAACAGTCATTTCTGCACCAACTATCCAACCAATAACTTTTTGTGCATAAGTGTGTGGTTCATTAGATGTATATGACTGGTATCCTTCACCAGCATCATATGGGTCTAATCTGTATAAAGAATGGTCATCTTGCATTCTTTGCCTTAGTGGTTCTGTTGCTGTATAGTGAGCATCCACTAATTTCACTATATCTTCTGGTTTTCTTCGTACCATTTAAACCCACCTTTTTACACGAATTGTGCTTTGATTCTGAACAATTCCGTATCCAAATTTATCAACAAGTCCATAAATTAAAGCCTTAACGCTATGATTATATTTATCTTCTGGCACTTCGCCAACTATATTTCCTTCTCTGTCGGTCTTCCACCTGTATGCTTTTGATTGTCCATCAAACGGATTGGGTGTTGCCCCGAACTCTGACAATATTCCTTGACATTTAGGGTTAATTATTATCCTTGGTTCGTGAGTAGCAGGGTCAATCTTAAGCCAAGACTTCAATCGTTCAGAGCCTTCGTTGATTTTTATCTTCTGACTAGCCATAAACAATCCCGCTTTGTCTAACCACAGCTCGGCAGGTGCTGCCATAGCCTGATGTTGATTACCTGCAATGTCAATCACGCCAAATTGTACATCATTCCACCACGGTTTTGCGGTAGTAATATCAATGATTTCGTCAGTAATTAACGCTTGTTCGTAGATTTCGTCAATAATTCGTACCTGTTCTCCGTTAAACTGCACTGCAATTAATGCGTATGCTCCTGCATAACCGGGATCGAGCCAGATATGTACCGGTTCGCCTTTCTCATATTCTACATCCCCGACATGAATATCAGGTCTGAACTCTGGAAATACCAATCCTCTTGGAGGACTTGGCTTACCAGCGATACGTTCCATAAAGAAATCATCACTGGATAGTGATTCTAGTCGTTTTATTTCTGGGTCGTCTCTACCTTCTGGGTATAAATTAATATTAGTCCAGCTGGGTAGGGAGTATGCCCTTGCTTCTTTATCTGCACCGCTAGCCCAAGCAGTAAACATTTGTGGATACCAACCAAGGGAGCCTTCAAATGTACCTGAAAGGAATAACCATCCTTTCTTCGGTGCACATCTTCCCATCAATCTGTGGAAAGTATCTAAGTCTAGCTGTGATGCTTCGCACCCTAAAATACCATTCGGTGCTTTCATAGCAAGGGTTCTATGGTCTTTGGCAGACTTGGTTTCTATCCTCGTACCATCTTTCATTAAAATATATCCCGGATCAACTCTCTTAGAACATTCGGCTAATAATCCGAGTTCCGTAAAGTTATCCCTTAGATATTCGAATTCCGCTCTTGTACGTTCATAATCTGCTGCTACTAGCCAATAAAGGGCTGCCCCGTATCTATCTTCATCATGTAAGAAATACTGGTAGAGCAGGTACTTACTAGCGATCATGCTTTTACCTGCCTGCTCACCACCAGCGACTAAGTTAAATCTATAAGGTGAATCAATAATAACCTGCTGTTCCCTCGTTGGTTTGAAACCAATGTGGTTGAAAACTATATCCCTAATGTTAGGTTGTTTTGTTTCTGTGGTCATCACTGCTTCTTGTTTAATATATCATCAAGAGTGTCTTCCATCTTCGCTGGCAAAGGATTCTCTGCATTGTTCTTTACATCAGCCCTTGCAGCCTTACGCCACTCGGTAATTAATTCCTTCGCTGTGTCCTCACCAACAACTGTCGTTGGCCTAAATATATGACTCATGTACGCATTAAGTAAAGAGATCAATAAAATATCTCCACCCTTACCCTTATCAGGATTGCGTATCCTGTCAATCGCAACCTCCAACATACTCTCCCCGAAAGTTATCTTCGCCTTTTCCAGATTATCCTTAAACTCAGGATCATCCTTCAACCATCTGTTGTACGTACGCTGCGATATGCCGGCCTGCTTCAACGCCTTCATGTTTCCACCAAACTCCTCAACAGCAGAAATCAACAAGACCTGATTGCGTCTCTTCTTTTCTTCCTGCGTAATCCCCTTACGTGCCTCTTCTTGAGGGTCGATAGCCATAAACAAGAAAGCCTTTCTTTCTTTTATTTAATTTTCTTTCTTTATAATTATATTATTATAATATATATATATTAATATAATTACAAATTACAAATACCTTAAGGTAAATTTGTAATTTGTAATTAATATATATTAATTATAGTAATTACGTCTGTAATTACAAACTTTTACAACGTAATTACGTTTGTAATTTACCTCAATCGTTCTTCATTTTATACGCTGGATTTCTTAAATGTCAACAAAAATGACAAATTACAAGCAAATTACATTGTAATTACATTGTAATTAGGCCTGTAATTGTAATAATTTAACGCTTTTTATGCAAAATTACGCTGCTTGTCAAGTTGTCAACGAACCTCTTTAGGCGAAACTAAATGTACGGTGGTATCTTCTACCCCTATAGTTATTCTTTAAGCCCTGCTCCCCCTCTTGTTACTGCTGCTGATGGATGACGATTGGAAGGATTGTTTTTTTTAAATTCGGTATGTGGTACCTGTTTAAACGTTTAGATAATCCCGACTGTGAACAGTTAGGGATTGATGATTGATAGAACAAGGTAGTCGTTTAAACGTTTATATATGCCATTGTTTAAACGTTGGGCGTTTAAACGTTTAGTGCCTATGTGTTTTTATTTATAGTCGGACACTATGTCACATCTTCAAACCGGCTCATTAATACCGGCCAATTTTATTACTCATTAGCTCAGTGTTTAAACAGTTACCTTATAATTGTACATGGGTTAATTGTTTAAACGTCTAGCAATATTGTAACATGATTGTAACATATAAATGAGAATCGTTCTCAATTATCTATTGACACTTATCATGGTAACATATACTATTGGGTTAGGGCATCTATAGCCCAAATATAAAGGGAGGTTTTAAAATGGTTACAGCAATTAAGACTAGGGAGCAATGGTTGATAGATATTAAGAATGATGTTGAAGTATCAGTATTTGGCAAGCATGGTTACAAACTACCAAAGAAGATCAACTTAACAGTGTCCGAACCAAAGGGCAAGAAGTCCAGCGCTAAAGGTGGCAAGGTTATTGGACAATGTCTATCTACTGACTTGAGCACCGGTGGATTCAACGAGATATATATCACTCCAGATAATGATGGACAAACTGTTGAGAACTCAGTTAAAGTAATCGGCATTGTAATCCATGAACTTATTCATGCTTATGATAATTGTAAGTCTGGACATAAAAACAAACAAGTTGAAGATTGTAATAAAGAGCCATTCGTTAAAGTCATGAACACTATAGGATTAACTGGTAAGCCAACTGCTACCAATATTGAAGACAAATCAGAACTCGATAAACTTGCTAGACAATTAATTAAAAAGTTTGGTAAATTCCCACACTTTGAAGTTAAAGAAAATCCAAAGAAGCAAGGCACCAGATTAATTAAAATATCTTGTGGTAATTGTGCCATGATATTAAGAGGATCGCAAACAGTTATTGACGCCGGTATATTCAACATATGCCCAAGTTGTGAAGCTGAAGATTCATTAATAATTGATGAATAAAACAAGGTTACTATTAGTAGAGCGTTTAAACGCTCTACTAGTAACCATTAAGGAATAATAACAATGAACAATTCACTAATGACAATCAAAGACATAGCCGAATATTTACAGGTTAAAGAACGTACAATATATAGTTGGATTAATAAAGGAATAATACCACACTATAAGCTAACTAATAAAGTTGTAAGATTTAATATGAATGAAGTTAATGAATGGTTAAGTAGCAAGGAGGTAAACGTTTAAACAGTTAACAAGGTTAGATTTATGTCTAACCTGATATGCTCAAGTATTTAATTTGAGTGTATCAATTTTAGACATAAATATTATAGAAAGGAATAATATTATGGAGGGTTTGAAAGACTATTTAGAAGAGAATTTATTTGAAGATTTGAGAGACAATGAAGCGTTAGAACATGGACTAGCTGAAGCTATAGTTAAAGAGTTAGGTACTGATACAACAGACTATACAGAAGAATCGCTTGATGGTGTGTTGGTATCTTATATCATGGAACAATTAAGCAATAGAATTAGCCAAGAGATAGCCAACATGAATTATATAGTCAAGGTTATTCATGTTGATAATTCAATAAATAATCAGGCTTCTTATGATCGTGTTGACCCATCAGGCGAACGACAAAGACAAGCCATGATTCCGGCTAGTGTTGGCTATATGCTTGACTTAATAGAAGAAGATTTAACAGAACAAATAGATTATATCAGAGAAGAATGTTTTGACCCTGACTTAATAGAAGAATATTTAGAACTTAATCATGGTGTGGAGGTAGCCGAATAATTTATAGAAGATTAATTATATATATAGTAGCTAGTTGTTTAAACAACTAGCTACAGAATGGAGCAATGAAAATGTTACAACAAATCAACTTAGACAAAAAGACAATACAAGATATTAAGAAATACTATAACAAAGAATACAAAGATAGCAACGTATTCACAGAAGAAATAATACAACAAGAATTTATCCAAGATATAGAACGATACATAAAAGCATCAAAAGAAAACCGATTAATAGCGAACGTTCGACATGTTTCTAAATCCAAATTGTATCGAGTAGTTGAAATATTAGAGTTTGAAATTGATATTAATGTTGAAAGAATTATACCTTGTAGAGGTTATCTACTAAACTTTGTACGATTCTTTGGTATCTTAGACAATTATAATTTTGATAAAGGTGGTGTAGTAGTTCGTGGTGGCAATATGGATATGATATTTTCGATGCACTATGACATTATACATATATTATTTAATCGTGGTTTAATATCTGAGTCAGATAGACAAGCCACAGCACAGAACAAACCATATTTAATTTAGGAATTATATATATAGTAGCTACACGTTTAAACGTGTAGCTACAGAATGGAGTAAAACATTATGAGAATTTTATGTTACCAATATGAAGCAGATTATCATTGTATAGATTGTACAGCTGACCGGTACGAAAGCAACGGGTTCAGAGATTATGAAGATAATAAACTAATAGCACAATATAAAGTTGATAGAGTATTCGGCAGTATCTTAGATGAAGCATACGACAACGAAAACAACCCTGTGTATGTCGTGTATGACATTGATGAATGGCAAGAACTCGATAAAGATTTTCTATCAGAAAACCCTATACAGTATATGAGTTGTGGCACGTGTAGGGAAGTAGTCGCCACGTACAAACACGAACCACAAGAACCGGATACGTTCGGGTTTTCTAGAGCCATCAACTGGGAAGTAGTCAACAACCTAAGCAATGATGAATTAGAAAAATTATTTAACTAAGCGTTTAAACAGAGAGGGATTAATACAATGAAACAAATAGAAACAATGACACCATATAGAGCCGTAGGTATAGCTGAGGGTTTTATAGAAGTTGAAACAGATCAGGAAGTATTGGAAGCATGGCAATATCTAGTTGATACCGGCATGGCTTGGACACTTCAAGGTTCATTCGGTAGAATGGCTCTACACTTAATAAATGAGGGATTAATAGACGGATAAGACAAGGCGTTTAAACAACTAACAAAAGAGAGGGAAACAAAATGATTAACAGAGAAGATTTAATAAATAATAAAGAAAATTATATAGGGAAAGATGTTGTCTTCAAGTCGCCAACACGTTTTAGCAATGAAAAAGCAAAAAGAAAATTACAAACTGTTGATGTAGTGTCAAAATATGATTATGAAAACGACACAACAACAACTTACTTTTATGGTGTTAAGGTACGCTATGGTGGAGGAAGCTTTACTGTATCGCCTCATGAAATTATAAGTATTGATGGTCAACAGTTTGATGAATATGACAAAGATAATTATTCAACTTTAATTGGAGCATATAAAAACAGACTCGGACTGTAGCCCGTTTAAACAACTAGCAAGGAAAAATGTAGTAGAGCGTTTAAACATTTTTACATAAAACTTGACAAATATTATTCAATTAACTATATTGTATAGTGTAAGTTAAAAGAGAAAGGAGCAAGTATGATACAAATTATTGGCACAAAGATTAGCCGGAGCAGATGGAAAGTTGTAAACATTATAACGAATGTTGGAGTAATTAAAACAATTAATAAAGGGAGTAAAATATGTCAGCAGAAAAGTTAACAGGTAATCAGATACCAAAGTTTAGATTAATAGTATTGAAAAAAGGTATAGAGATGGAAGCTATAGGATTGCGAATGACAAGAAATAGCAGAAGTGCTTTATCAATCGTGAAACAAGAGTTTGGTTGGAAAGGCAACAGGCAAACAATCTTAGGCAAACTAACTGAGGTTATCGACTCAATGCCAGACACACCATAAGACGTTTAAACAGGGTATGGCTTAGGCTGTACTACTGATGTAACCATGACTGAGATAGGAGTTTGCTCCCTCCTATCTTGGTCACATACAGGAGCATTAAAGAGAAGGTTAATATGATTAATGAATTTGATGGTTGGAAGTATTTTCTTGATGATAAATCAGGAGTCGGAATCGTGATAAATTATTTTTATGAGCAAGGTCTTTATCTTGAAGAACCACAATTAAATGTTTATGTCGTGCCTAAAGATAAAGTAGCTAATAACCATTGGCACGATGATATGTACGAGATATATTAACTTAAATTAAAAGAGAGGATTAGATATGAGTAATAAATATGACGAACCAATATATGTTTGTGAGGAATGTGGATCGAGTAATGTTAGGGAACCGGCATGGGTATACGCTAACCGAGTAGACTTCTTGCCAATCGTAGGAGATAGGATTGATGGTGTAGACTTTGATGTATGTGATGATTGCGATGCACAAATGGAAATCATTTCTAAAGAAGAGTATGAGAAAAGAGAGGAACAGGCATGAACCAATCCTTCCAATGCAAGTGTGGAGCAGATATTAACCCACAAGATGATAAGTGTTTTGAATGTGGCTATCCAGTAGGAGCTAGTCGTTTAAACAGCGAGGGAGCAACATATGGCAAGACTAGATTCAGATAAAGAACGTGAACAAAAAACTAAGAACAACAAACCACCAAGTAATGATTATGTCGTTTATCGTCATGATAAAAAAACTAATATTACAGAGGTAGAATTTAAAATAGCACCACGAGTGCTAGATGAGGTATACAAAGATGAACAGTGAAAAAATATTACAAGATCAATTTGATTTTTTAGTGGAACGTATCAAGGTTATGGAAACTCACATGGCAGTATTGCAAACCATGATGCAGTATCTAGTAGACAAGAGCAAATATAAAATAGATTCAAGAACTAAAGTAGACTCTATGAATGGTACATTAATTAAATGTAAAGCCTGTTTAAACGAGCAGGTAGTGTTCCATTTTGAGAGGCAGACCGAGTGGTGCAAAGGTTGTGGAATCTATAGAGAACAACACGAGTGGGAATTAGCAGAAGAAGTATAGCAGTGAGTTGGTTTAAATATATATATAATTTTGAAAAAAGAGTGCTACATATTCAACTCACTGCTATTCATAGCATTTACATTTATCAAGGTTAGCTGTATAATAAACAAGGAAAGGAGGAAAGAGATATGGCTGTAACAATACCATGTGGAACCGATAAGGAACACAAACTTTATAGTCCTGTAGAGGCATCAGCAATATTAGGTTGTTCGGTACAAACACTGAACTACTGGAGATTGCAAGGTTTTTTCAGGTCGCATAAGATCGGTAGAGGGAACTATTACACTAAAGATGATCTTGAAGAAGGACAAAAGTTACTTCAAGACAGAGGTGCATTAGCTAATAAAGATGAAGATAGAGAAAATATTCATGTTAAATATATATAAAGAGAAGGAGAATTATAATGGCATTACAAAAACAAGAAATGATTGAAGGAACAGTAGACAAGTATTGGGAGCCAAGAGATGGCAGACCGGGAACATTCGAGGTAACAAGAACTGATAACGATGAAGGTGTTAAGTTTACTATCTGGCTGAACAGAGATACAGGAGAGAAACCTGCGTACCTACACAGGTTAGAAAATGACTTAGGTAATGTGAGAAACATAGAGGGTTTAAACGTTGTGGCTACTGTAAGGTTTTCTTCAGAATACAACAACACTAAACAATACAACTTAAACGATATTAGAATAATTAACTTACCTGCAGGTATGGCAAATAGGAACCCTACCAACACAAGCAAACCTCTTAGTAGTAGTGAAGGTGCAGAGAAGGGTAACGCTATCAGCAATGCTACTCAGCTAATCATAGGGTATATGTCCACACATAAAGGAGAATCCCCTACTAAAGAATGGCTTGACCAACAATCTGAGTTGATTATCTATGGCTCCGAATCAATCAGAGGTTTGAGAAAAGAGATAGAAGAATTTGAAGACATACAAACAGAAGAGATAGTGCCTCGTGAAGACAGCGATATGCCTGACGACACTGGTGCTATAGAATTGTAGGTGTGGCATGGAAGATATACAAGAACATATTATAAAAGATGGCAAAGGTAAAACTAAGCCTGTGTTTATCAGCAGGAATGGTAAGCACCAGTACAAGATTAAGTATTCTGAAGATGGAGATTGGGTTAAGCCTTACTATGGTAATGCTGTACCTAGTGCAACATCAATCATTAAGCACCTTGAAGGCGACACCTTTGGTATTGGCATGGCATGGGCTATGAAACTAGCTAAGGAAAGTGGCGATCCTTATCAAGCAAGGATAGAATCCAATAAAGCTATGGACTCAGGGAATGAACTGCATGACTGCATTGATAGATTTATTAAAAGCAATGGCTCAGACATAGCAGAAGATAACATAATGTTCAACACATGGTACAGAGATGTAGGTAGCCTACCTGAAAATAAATTCTTAAAGGGAGAACTATTTGTCTATGCACCATACTCAGAGTTTGGAGGTACTATCGATGGTATCTCTATGAACCCTGACACAGGAGAGATAACTATCTGGGATTGGAAGACTAAGGAACGAGGTTCCTTTGAGAAGTATGGTAGCCCTATCAAAGACCATGTACAGTTAGCAGGATATTTCCTAGCACTACGTGAGATGGGAAGTATCTATGCTCCAGTCAAAGCTAATCTAGTCTACCTCATGAGGGATGGTTCATCTTCTAAGGTTGTACCTGTTGACCTAGAATTCAATGAAGGATTATTCGTACAGTCTTTTGATTTATATAAGACATTGCGAGTAGCTAAGAATCGTAACAGTAATCTAAATTCTTCATTGGTAGGTGCTTGATGCAGTGTGAACTAGATTATAGACACGCACCTATCTGGTGTCCTGCCTGTAGTGGGGAAGAACTGCAAAGGGATGTGCTAAGAGAGAGGCGAAGAACAAACAGATTAAAGGAAGAAGAAATACGACTGACTAACTTGGGAGAACTAGAGAAACAGATTTACATCCCGGAGAGACCTGTGTATTTAATGCCTAAACCTGCAGAAAAAATCACAGAAAAAACAAAAGGGAGTGGTGCAAATGTTAGACCCAAGCGAATTGATGAATGAAGGACAACCTAATAGAACAGCAAACTTTGCATTGCAAGGCATACGAGGTGCGGGAAACTACATACTAACATGGTCTGATCTTAGCATAGAAGCAAGGGTTAGATACTTTAGGACTGGCTCTGATAAGTCAGTCAAGGCAGAGGTTAAGTTTATTTCTAATCGTGTTACTACTGAAGGACACCTGAGAAGTGGACAGATACCTCTGACCAGTCCTACTAGTAGAAGCACGTTTGCCAAAACATTACACCAATCCGATCCAAGCATAGAGCTTAACGAGTGGTCTGATATTATGGAACAACTTTGTGAATCTGTGCTAGAAGATTACAGAACCGGTTCACCAGAAATGTTATTGACCGGCGAAGTAGAGGACATGGAAGAACAGCAATGGATGATCTACCCAATCATTGAAAGAGATAACCCGACACTAATCTTTGGTGTTGGGAGTGCCGGTAAGTCTATCTTTGCACAGCTTTGTGCTGTGTTAGTGGATGCAGGGTACAGTTTTGAAGGGTTAGAAGTAAGAAAAGGTAATGTTCTATACTTAGACTGGGAAACAACCCATAGAGATTTACTTGCAAGAGTTACGTCTATCAGAAATGTACTAGGGCTAGAGGGTAAGTCCCACATCTGGTACAAACGTATGACTACAGGTATAGAAGATGGCATAGAAGAAATAAAGCAAGTAGTTTCTGAACATGAGATAGATTTTATTGTCATTGACTCAATGGGTGCTGCTCTTGGCAACGATGCTTCAGAACAGAAGGTTGTAACCGGTGCATTTTCAGCCATCAGGTCGCTTAATGTGACAGCATTAGTAATAGACCACCCTAACAAGGCAGAAACAGGGCTGAAGGCATTGTTTGGTTCTACTTATAAGTCATTGCTATCTCGCCATGTATGGGAAGTATTAAAAGACCAACAGGTTGGGGATAACTTGACCAAGTTTGCACTGTTTCACAGGAAAGCTAACAACACAGGACTATTTAAAGAGATGGGTTGGCAGTTTACCTTTGAGAACAATCGTCTTAGTGACATAGAACGAATTACTTCTAAAGAAATATCTAAGACAGCCATGAAAGATGGGCAGACTCAGTACGATCAGGTAATGAATCTCTTAGCCACAGGTGCTAAAACGCTACCTGAAATTAATTCATACATGGATAATAAGAACATGGCAACAAGAATGTCTGAGTGGAAAGGCAAGGGCTATGTGGTAAGCGTGGGAGATAAGTTTGCTTTACCTGTAAAAGAAGACGAACCAGAGAAAACGAGTGATGGGAAATGGAACATTTAGAAGACCTTAGAAAAGTAGAAACAATTATAAAATTGTATGAATACATACAAGATAATGGGTTTGGCATGACAGTTAATGGCGACAAGTTGTCCCTTGAACCACCTGAAACTATTGATGACAAAGTGGCACAAGAAATTGTGACCATAGTTAAGAACAACAAGTCTAATTTTATGAACTTGATTGCCGATCCGGCATCAGTAAAAGAAAATTTGGTAACAGTTCAGAAAAGAACTGTGCATGGAAACAGGTATGTCCTGTCTAACATGGATTTATGGGATAGGTTAGAGAAAATCTACCGCCTGATTGCACCAGAAGATACCGAATGTATCAATGGTTCAGGATGTGATGAAGAAGTGTTAGTTAATTGCAAAGCGTGTTTAAACGAGGTGATAAATGAAAAAACCACGTAAGTTTTATTACGGAGATAGGGTAGCAATAGTTGACCATCGATATGAAATACACCTAGATCATCAAGGTATCATCGTAGGAACTATTATTCATACCCAAGATAGGTATACAAGCTATGAACTTGAGTGTGAGTGCGGGATCATACTCCATCCCAAGCCATCAGACTTAGTATTAGTTAGAGAAAGATATATAGAAAGAGAAGAAGCACTTATAGACCAACAAAGACGTAGGTTCTTAGAGTGTTTAAACGCTGTTACCAACAACGAACCCTCAGTATTAGAAGAGGAAGTTGCCCGGTTGCTTGAACTTCTCACACCTAACAGAAAAACTGCAATTATTAAAAGATTTGGCCTCGATCCTAAAGACCCAACACCACAAACTTACCAAACTATAGCTGATGAAGATGGTGTAACAAGACAAGAAACCCACAGAAGAGTATCTTTGGCAATGAAAAAATTAGAAAGGAAATAAAATGTGGGAATATAAATTTACTCAAGAAGATGTGGCCGAAGCCAATAATTTAGCCAAGCATCTTGCTCGGGCTAATTTAAATTCTATTACCAAAGGGGAGGGTCATTCTGCTGGGAAAATGGGAGAGATTGCAGTTCTTAAATACGATGATAGGTTTAAAATAAACGATACATTTAATAATGATTTAATTTTAGACAACAGTATAACGGTAGAAATTAAAACCAAAAGAAGAAAGTTTAATCCTTTAATGGATTATGATGCTTCTATAGCTGAAAGCAGTTTGCACCAAAAACCAGACATATATATATTTGTGAGTTTAACTTATTCATCTGAACCATCAGTAACTTTAGAAAACCTTACAAATGTTTGGGTTATTGGTCAGATAAGCCGAGAAGATTATTTTAAAAAAGCTAAACACAAACCTATAGGAACTCCAATAGGAAACGGAAAACAATCAACAAGAAGTATGTATAATATAAAATATTATCAGTTAAACCCACTATCAAGCCTTTTAGAAGAAAAGCAAGGTATGTTTGTATTTTAAATTAATAGGAGATTGACATGAAGGAATCAACAATACACAAACAGAACAGAAACAACAGGCAACGTGGTAAGCACTACGAACGTAGGATAGCAGAAGCTATAGGCGGTGTCAGGAACCTAGATAAAAGATACCAACACTTAGATATATATAACGATACTACCTGCTATGAGGTTAAAAGCTCTCAGTCCTCAGTACCACAATGGATACTGTCAGCCACAAAACAGAACGAACTAGCTAGCAAAGAGTCTGGCTACGAGCAAGGCGGAATCATTAAGGTCTGGACTCGTGGCACAGCAAGAGCTTTTTTAATAAAAGAAATTAATATAAAGGATACGGAGTAGTGTACGACCTTGATAAAATAGAAGAGTTACTTGACAAATTAGAAGCCTTTGTTGTAAAAACTGGTCGTGAAAACATGGAAGAAATCGAAAAGTTTGTGCATGAAATAGGGTTAACTAGGTTTGTAGCATGGGAATATATTGTAATATTTATTAAAAGTATTATATAATTCTTCAAAAACATAGGAGATACTATGGCAACAAAAGATAGTAGACTTAAAAGAGCTGGAGTGTCTGGTTATAATAAGCCAAAGAGAACTCCTAGCCACTCAACCAAATCCCATGTTGTTGTGGCTAAGTCTGGAGATCAGGTAAAAACTATTCGATTCGGACAGCAAGGCAAGACAGGGGACAAAACCAATACTCCAAGAGCCAGAAGTTTCAAAGCACGACACGCCAAGAATATATCTAAGGGCAAGATGTCGGCAGCCTACTGGGCTAATAAGGTTAAATGGTAATGGCTAAACGAGGACTATACGCAAACATAAATGCAAGAAAACGCAAAGGTATTAGCAGACCTAAGAGCAAATCAACGATTAGTAAGAAGGCATATGCTAATATGAAAGCAGGCTTCCCTAAAAAAAGAAAGGCAAAAAATTAAATATTTCGAGTAATCATCATGCGGCTGTGGACTTCAAATTTCCAACCCAATAATTGTATAGATACAGTACGTTATATGTCTTCCTTTCCAAGGGCATATATAAAAATTCTCTTTAAAATTCTAGCTTAGATTTGATTATCAGACAAAACACACAGTCTACAGACTTGATTACTCGTTAAAAACCCTAAAGGCCTCACACTTGTTTACTTCTCTTTTCAAGTGTGGGGTCTTTAATTTGTGGTATACTTTATGTTAAAGAAATGGAGGTAGCTATGGAAAGAAAGATAATAGAAGAACATATAGCAAAGATTAATCCTGCCGCATTGTTTGCTGATGGATATGATAGGTCTATAAAAGGAATAGGTTTTAGAGACAACACTCCTGTGGTTCTTTATTCAAGCCCACTATGTATTCAACAACTAATGGAAGATAACGAATGGTCTGAAGAAGACGCT